CTCCATGACCGCACCCAACGTCACCCACCTCGTCCGCCCCGAAGACGTCACCCTCATCCCCGCCAGCCCCTACAACATCAGCTTCACCGGCGAATACGCCGACGAACCCGACGACCACGGCGCCGGCGGCTACACGTTCCTCCAAGACTCCGCCTACACCGGCCGTGTCAGCCTCTCCCTCCACGGCCTCGCCGCCGACGAGTACGTCGAAGTCCGCGTCCTGGAAACCCCGGCCACCGGCAGCCCGGTCGTCGGCGACGCCCACGAAGTCCCCGGCCGCGGCGACGGCACCGACGTCGTCACCGTGACCCTCCCCGTCGTCGGCAAGCCCGCCGCCGGGAACCGAGTCTCAGTGCAGCTCACCAACCGGGCCAGCCAAAGCGTCACCCTCACGTTCGCCCGGGTGATGCTGCTGTCCTGGCCGCTGTAGGCACCGCACCGTGCTCGAAGAGCCCACCATCGGAGAGATCGTCCGCGACATTCAGCAAGACGTCCGGAAGCTCGTGGAGGACCAGCAGAAGGCCGTCACCAGGGAGGTGTACGACTTGCACCGGGAGGCGCACGAACGGCGCCTAGCTGCCCTGGAGGAGAAGGACAAGGACCGGAAGCGGCTCATAGCCTCCGCGTTCGTCCTTCCGCTGCTCGTTCTTCTGGTCGCGTATGCGCTGGGGGTTCGGGCATGAAGGCGTTCCGATGGTGGGCTGTGGTCGTGGCGCTGGCGCTGGCTGTCGCCTACGCGATTGCCGGAGTACGGGGCCTGGTTGAGGCCCGGGAGCAGGATCGGGCGTATGCCGCCGCGTTGGCTGATCAGGTGCGGTCGATGGGCGGTACGCCGGTAGCCGGTCCGCGTGGTGAGGACGGCTCTGACGGCCGCGACGGCGCGCCGGGACCGTCTGGGCCGCCGGGACCGTCCGGTGAGGACGGCGTCGACGGTGAGGACGGTGTCGACGGTACGCCGGGAAGCCCCGGACCTTCAGGCTCGCCTGGCGCGCCTGGCCGTAACGGAACAGACGGCGTGGACGGCGTCAACGGGGTCGACGGCAAGGACGGTTCACCCGGACCAACAGGACCGACCGGACCGACGGGCCCTAGCGGACCCCCCGGACCCTCAGGACCACCCGGACCAGCCGGACCCCAAGGCGACAAGGGCAACCCCGCCGAAGCATGCCCCGTCGGCTACCTCGGCACCACCTTCGACTACCAGGGCGTCACCTACTTCGGATGCAGGAAGGAGACACCGTGACCGACGAGCCGTACCCGTGGGTGCGCCGCACCACCGAACGCGGCAAGGCCTACGACGCGTTCCGCGAATACCTCAACCAAGGCCCCCGGCGTACCGTCCTTGCCGCAGCCGAAGCCGCCGGCATCACCAAGGACTCCGCCTACGAACTGTCCAAGCGGCACGACTGGGGCGCCCGCGCCACCGCCTACGACCAGCACCTCGCGTCCGCGGCAACCGACGGACTCGCCTCCCAGATGGCGTCCGCGCGGGACGACAACCTTGCGTTGGCCGACAAGCTCCGCGGGCACCTGACCGACCAGCTCGACGGGTTCATCCGCGGCCGCGAGGACCCCACCGTGCGCTGGTCCCAGGCCCTTGCCGCCATGGTCCGCCTTGAGGAGCACGCGTTCCGACTCAAGGACGACCCGAAGACCACTGCTGCCCGCAGCCGCGTCGAGGAGTACCTCCAGCGCATTGAGAACGCCGGACAGACATGATCCTCACGCCCGCCGAACTGGCTGCCCTCACCCCCGCCGAGCTGGAGGAGCTCGCCGAGGGGCTAGAGAAGATGGTCCTCGACCGGGAAGCCGGGAAGGTCCCGTGGCTCTGCGACATCCCCGGCTGCAACGGGCAGCCCCACCCTGGGCGGCCGGGCCGGCACTCCCGCGCCGCGCAGCGACCGCCCGAGGGTGACGACTGGGACGTGTGGCTCGCCCTCGCAGGCCGCGGCTGGGGCAAAACCCGCACCGGCGCCGAATGGGTCATCGAGCAAGCCCGACACCTCGAACGCGGAGCGCTCATCGGCCCGACCGCAGCAGACACCCGCGACATCCTCGTCGAGGGCGAGTCCGGCATCCTCGCCTCCGCCCCCGCCACGTTCCGCCCCGACTACCAGCCGTCCAAGCGACGCCTCGTCTACCCGAACGGCGCCATCCAGGTCTGCTACTCCGCCGACGAACCCGACCGACTCCGCGGCCCCCAGCACCACTACGGCTGGTTCGACGAACTTGCAGCCTGGCGGTACCTCCAGTACGCGTGGGACATGGCGCAGATGGGCATGCGACTCGGCCAACACCCCCGCATCTGCATCACGACCACCCCGCGGCCCCTTCCGCTGATCAAGGGGCTGTTGAAGGACGAGCGGACCGCCGTTGTGCGCGGCTCGACCTACGACAACCTCGACAACCTGGCGGACACGTTCCGCCGGGCCGTCATCGCCAAGTACGAGGGAACGACGCTCGGTCGGCAGGAACTTGACGCCGAAGTCCTAGAGGACCTCCCCGGCGCCCTTGTCGCGCGTGCGCTTATCGACCGGGCCCGGGTCACGTCGGCCGACGTACCCGACCTGATCTCGATGGCTGTCGGCATGGACCCCGCCGGTACGGGCGCGGGTGACGAGACCGGCCTGGTCGTGACTGGGTGGGGCGTCGACCAGCACCACTACGTCCTTGCCGACGCCTCTGCCAAGCGCACCCCTGATCAGGCAGCACGGGCCGCCTACGCGCTGCTGGAGGAACACGGAGCGTCGTACATCGTCGTCGAGGACAACGGCCCGAAGGACTGGCTGGAGGAAGTCCTGCGCCGCGTCTGGCGGGACCTCCACCCCGGGGAGACGACTCCGCCGCCGATCCGTCGCGTCAACGCCTCCAAGGGCAAGAAGCTCCGCGCCCAGCCCGTCGCCATGCTGTACGAGCAGGGCCGCGTTCACCACGTCGGCAGCCTGCCCGAGCTCGAAGACCAGCTCACCACCTGGATTCCCGAGGAGTCCCCCAACTCCCCCGACCGCGTTGATGCCGAGGTCCACGCGATCACCTACCAGATGAAGCGCGACCGCGGTACGCGTACTGAGCTGGTCAATCCGCACAAGGCCGCCCAGCGTCGTGGACGCGCCGCCGCACAGCATCCGGCACTCAAAGCACGCCGTCAGGCGGCATGATGGGACTCAAATGGATATGAATCCGCTTCTGCTGATCGTGGTCGCGGCCTTGGCGACAGCCCGCGTGACGCGGCTGATCACCCAGGACCGCATCTTCGACGCGCCCCGGAACGCTGTCCTGCGCGCCCTGCCCGACGGGCACATGCTGGCGTACCTGGTGACGTGCGATTGGTGCGTGTCCATCTACACCGGCACCCTGACGGCCGTCGGCGGCGGCTATGCGGGCTGGTGGCCGTGGGCCGCTGTCCCCGTCGTGGCGCTGGCGTTCAGCTACGTGACGGGCTGGCTGGCCTCCCGGGAAGGCGAGTAACCATGGCGATCTTCCGCAGGCGTACCCCGAAGGGCCCGCTGCTTCCCGAGCAGCACGACTCTTCCGTCACGCCCCGCAGCATCACCGCAGCAGCCATGCCGATGGCCGGCCCCGGCGTGAAGATCGCCGACCGTGCACGCAAGCACTCCGCCAACAACGACTGGCAGAAACAGGGCTGGTACTACTACGACGTCATCGGTGAACTCCGGTCCCCGCTCGTATGGATCGCGAACGCCGTCAGCCAGGCCGACCTGCACGCTACCGAGCTGGACCCGGCAACAGGGAAGCCCACCGGCCCGTCGGAGAACCCGACCGCCGTAAAGGCCGCGGCGCAGGTTCTCGGTGGAGCAGCAAAGCGCGCCACGCTCCTCAAGGTGCTCGCACTGTGCTGGCAGGTACCGGGTGAGGCGTGGGTCATCGTCCGGCCCCGCAACACTGGGCAGCCGGACGAGTGGATCGTCCTTCCGCCGTCGCAGGTCACCACCAAGGGCACCGGGGCGACCGCGGCCTGGCAGTACCGGGACCCCAAGCTCGGCACCGACATCCCCCTCGACGCCAAGTCCCGGCTCTTCCGGGTCTGGTCGCCGCACCCTGCGGACTTCATCCAGGCCGACAGCGCAGTCCGGCCGGCGCTCCCGATCTGCCACGAGATTGAGCGCTGCTCCCAGACCATCGCCGCCCAGCTGAACTCACGGATCGCGCTCGCGCCGATCATGCTGCTCGCAGACGAACTCGACTTCCCCCGCGGCGACCATGAGACGTCAGCGCTCGCCCTGATGGACGAGGTACTTGCTGCGGCTGAGGCATCTGTACAGCAGCCCGGGACACCGGCGGCTATCGTCCCGCTTGGCCTGAATGCGCCTTCCGAGATGATTGCGGCGGGCGGCGCGGTCGCGTTCGTGTCGCCGACCACCGAGTTCGTGCAGGGCTTGGATGACCTTCGCGACAAGGCTCTTGACCGGCTCGCGGCGACTCTCGACATGCCGAAGTCCGTGGCAGCCGGGTCTCAGGACGAGTCGAACCACTGGTCTGCGTGGCAGGTGGAGGAGTCCACCTACAAGATCTTCATCGAGCCGCTCCTACGCGAACTCGGCGACGCCCTGACGGAGCAGTGGTTCCGACCCGCGCTCGTCACGATGGGGATGACTGCCGACCAGGCCGCCAGGTACGAGATCGGATGGGACACCACGAACATCGTGGCCCGCCCGGACGACCGGGAGACGCTGGAATCCCTCTACGACAAGGTCCTGATCAGCGACGAGTACATGCTGACGGAGAACGGGATCCCGGTGGACGCCATGCCGGACGAGGCGGAGCGGGAGCGGCGCCTGTTGGAGAAGTGGGTGACGTCGTCGCCTGCGATCCTGTCGGAGCCGGGTGTGGCGGAGACGCTGGGAATGCCGGAGTTGGCGGCGGCGCAGGCGTCGGCTGTCGAGGAGGCACCCGAGCCCGATCCTTCGGAGCCGCGGGCCCTTCCGGCTACGCAGGACAGCGAGCCGGAGCCCGAGGCCGTGCCGGACGGTCTGACGGCGGCGGCCGAGCTGCTGGTCTTCGATGCCCTGTCGCGTGCGGGCGGACGCCTGCTCACGCGCGAGAACCGAGGCCAGTTCACCAGCACCCCCAAGCACGAGCTGTACCTCCGGATCCCGTTCGACGGTTACGGCGACGGCGTCGTAGAGAGACTGCTGGAGGGCAGCTTCACCTTTGCCGGACACCTTGCCCAGTCCCGCGGCCTCGACCCGGAGAAGCTGGAGTTCGGGATCCGCGAGCACGTCACGAACCTGCTGACGCATAAGACGGCTCACAGTCAGGTGTCGCTGCTGCGCACGATTCGGCACTATCTCCGATGACAACGTTGCCACCCGATGACGGGCTGCCCCAGCGTCTCAGAGCGGAGGCGTTTATCCGCGAGGGCGAGCAGCGGGTTGCCCGGACATGGTTCCGGTCCCTCACGCGCTGGATGGACCGTGTCAGGCCAGCTGTCGTGCAAGGCGACACGGTCGATCCCGCCCGGGTGTCCGACCATCAGGGGTTCTGGACGGAGCAGGTGGATGTCGAGGTCATGCCGGTCGTGGACGGCATCCTGCAGCGCGCGGCACGTCGGGTACGGCGCCAGGGCGTACCGCAAGACGACTCCTGGGTGTCGACGTACCTCGATGCCGCCGGCAACCGGCTCGTCCGCCTGCCCGACGAGGTGTACGGCCTGATCGTCGCGGAGCTTGAGCGTGGGATCCGCGAGCAGGAGTCGATCCCGGACATTGCCAAGCGGGTGTCGACCGTGCTGACGGCGACGGGGTCGGAGCGGTGGCCGAACCGGGCGGTGACAGTCGCGCGGACGGAGACGCTGGCCGCGGTGAACGCCGGCGTCTACCGCAGCGCGCAGTTGGAGGCCGAGCAGCGGGGGGATCCGGCGCCGTTCAAGCAGTGGATTGCGACGGCGGATCCCCGGACTCGGGATACGCATCGGGAGGCCGACAAGCAGCGCACCCTGCTCAGCGCTCCGTTCCGGGTAGGGGGCGCGCAGCTCTTGTTCCCTGGTGATCCGACGGGCCCGGCAAACGAGGTCATCAACTGCAGGTGCAGCCTCTTCCCAGTGGTGCTGGGCGAGGAGATCGACTGGACAGAAAGGCAGGACCCGTGACCACAGAGGAAGTGGCGCAGGCGATTCAGGACCTGAACGGGGACTGGACGATCAGCCAGATGGGCCGTGACGGTCTCGACGACCTGATCTGGGACGTCTACCCCGACTACCAGAAGATGTCTCCGCCTAATAGGGCCGCCGTCCGAGACGCGGTCGGAACGGAGCTGTTCGGATGACCAGAACCTGGAGTGCGGTGCTGGCCCGGTTGGGTGTGCCGACCGGTGACGGCCGCATCATTGACCCCGCAGGCGGCTCGTCCCGCGACCTGCCGCTGCCGCTGATGTTCCAGCAGAAGAGCGAAGATGGCCACGGCGGTTCGCAGGTTGTCGGCCGCATCGAGACCCTCCGCATCGCTGATGGCATGGTCACGGCGACCGGCTCCATGCTCGATGCCGCCTACGGCACGGACGTCATCGAGCTCCTGGAGGCGGGCGTGGTCGGACCGTCGGTCGACCTCGACGACATCGAGTATGTGATGGGCGAGAACGAGCAGCTCGTCATCACCCGGTGGCGCGTGGCAGGCGCCACGCTCGTCTCGATCCCGGCGTTCGCGGACGTGTCCCTCACCCTCGACCCGCTCCCCGCCGAGCAGGTAGGCATCCCGGAGCCGAGCGAGGACTACAGCCCTCTGTACGAGGACGGGCGCCGCCGCGACCTCGATTGGGAGCCTTTCTCTCTCAGGGCCGGAGCCGAGGAGCAGCTGCCTCCGGCGGACTGGTTCCATCGCCCCGACGTCGACCGCCTGACCCCGCTCACCGTCACGGACACCGGCCGGGTCTTCGGGCACATCGCCGGATGGGACACCTGCCACGTCGGCCTGCCCGGCTGCGTCACCCCGCCGTCCAGCCCGACCGGCTACACGTACTTCCACGTCGCCGAGCAGCGCACTGCAGACGGCGCCACGCTGCCCGTGGGGACGCTCGTCGCGGGCCCCCGGCACGCGGATGCCCAACTCGCCTTCCGGGCCGCCCAGGAGCACTACGACGACCCCAGTGCGGCCGTCGCCCGCGTCGTCGCTGGCGAGGACGAACACGGCATCTGGGTGGCCGGCTGGCTCCTCCCGGGCGCGAGCGAGGAGGCGCTGGACGTCTTCCGGTCATCGCCGGTGTCGGGCGACTGGCGGCGTGTGGGCGGGGCGCTGGAGCTGATCGGCGTGTGCTCGGTGAACACGCCCGGCTTCCCAGTGCGTCGGGTGCACTTCGCGGCGGGCACGCAGCGGGCCCTCATCGGCAGCTTCGGGATTACGCCCCAAGCCGGAAGCTTCGGGGCGCCCCGAAAGGCGGAGGAATCGGACATCGCCCGCGCGCGTCTGCGCTGGGCCCTCGCGAACACGGAGGACTGACATGGGCTGCGGATGCGGCGGTAAGAGGACACTCCTCGACTACCAGGTGACCCTCCGAGGCGGCGGAACCCAGACCGTCACCCACGAAGACGGCGGGCTGGCGGCTGTCCGCCAGCTCCTCGCCAAGTCCCCTCAGGGCGGCACGTACAAGGCCGTCCCCCGACCGAAGTAACACGCCGACAGCCGGGCGACCCTTACGAGTCGCCCGGTAAGCGGTACCCTGGCCACAGCTTCGATGCTGGCGGTGGGCCGGTCGATGCAGACGAGACGTTGTCGTTCTGCCGATCGGAAGGAGACCCGCCATGGCAGAGCAGACCCCGGAGACCCCCGAGCCGAACGAGCCGGTCGTCTTCAACATCGCCGAGGCCACCGACGAGCAGCTGCTCGCCGAGTACGGGCGAGTCCGCACCGCCGGAGCCGAGCTGTCCGCCAAGGCCGACGCCGACCCGACCGAACTGTCCGGCCTCGCCAGCCAGCTCCAGGAGCTCTCTGCCGCTGTCGCCGAGCGGAAGACCCGCGCCGAAGCCACGCAGGCCGCGCGTGACGCGTTCTCCAACGCGCCCGAACTCACCATCCCCACCCAGGTCATCCCCGAGACGAGCGCCCCCGTGACGCCTGACAACGATGTCACCCCCGAGCCTGCTACCCCGGCACCGGTCCCGTCCGTCTCCCAGATGGCCGCCCAGCCGCACCCCACACCCCACACTCCGAAGGTCACCCGAGACCTCGTCCGAGCTGAGCTGTCCGCCACCGCTGCCGGCCTCCTGGGCATGAAGGCGGGCGACACCTTCACCGGCGACAACAACGTCGGTATCGCCCTGATCAAGAACGCCCAGTCGTTCGGTATGAAGGGTGCACCCGGGCAGTCCCAGGTCATCGCCCAGTACAAGCGCGACCGCGAGTTCGTCATCGACACGAGCGACGAGCGAGAGACCCGGCGTACCCTCAAGGCGGCCCGCAACGAGCGTCGCCTCGACGGCGGCAATCTGGCCACGGCCTACCAGCGGTCCGTCGAGCAGACCGGATCCCTGACCGCCGCCGCAGGCTGGTGTGCTCCGTCCCAGAACGACTACGACCTCTGCCGCAACTGGGGCGAAGGCGTCGGCCTCCTCGACCTCCCGACCGTCACCGTCACCCGAGGCGGCATCAACTACACGCAGGACCCCAACTTCCCCGAGATCTACGCCAACGCCGTAGCGGCCGGCGGAGGCAGCAACTTCCTCACCGAAGCCCAGGTCATCGCGGACACCCCGAAGACCTGCTCGGAGCTCCCCTGCCCGGACTTCACCAACCGGCGACTCGACGTGATGGCGCTCTGCATCCGCGTCAGCTTCCTTCAGGCTGCGGGTTACCCGGAGGTCGTCGAAGCGTGGGAGGACGGTCTGCGCGAGGCGCACTCGCAGGAGATGAACCGCATCATCCTGGCCGACCTGATCGCCACTGCCGGCGCCACGACCACGTGGCTCGGAGGCGTCACGGCACCGGACTCCTTCACCACGGCGCTTCTGTCGGCTGTTCGTGGCGCGCGCATGGACCTGATCTACCGGTGGAACCTGCCCGCGAACGCGACCGTCGAGGTTGCCCTCCCGCTGTGGGTGCTGGAGCAGATCCGGGCTGACCTCTCCCGCCGCACCCGGGAGAACATGCCGCTTCTGCAGGTGTCCGACGCGCAGATCGCGCAGCTGTTCACGTCGACCGGGATCCGGCCGCAGTTCGTGCGCGGCTGGCAGGACGGCCTCATCACCGGTGGCGCGCTCGCTCCGACGTTCCCCGGTGGAGACGCCACCGCCCCGTACATGACGGCGCTCCCGGACGACGTCAGCTTCCTGATCTGGCCTGCCGGATCGGTCGCGGTCGCCCGCCAGGACGTGGTCACCCTGACCAACGTCTACGACGCTGCCTCCCTCGCGGTGAACGAGTTCACGTCGCTCTTCGCCGAGGAGGGCTTCGCCCCGATCTACCCGTGCCCCGGCATCCGCCAGTACACGGTCGGCGGCTGCCTCGGCGGCCTGGTCGGCGCCGCGTCCATCACCTGCGCTGCTCCGTAGCCCTCCCCTGATCCGGCGCCCCCGTTCGTCGTCCCTGTGGCGGGGGCGCCACCCAGGACCAAGGAAGGAGGGACCTGATGGCAGTACTTCAGCCCAACCGAGAACTCATCGCGCCGCCGCCCACGCAGCGCGTCCGCTACGGCCTGTTCACCGCCGGGTCGGTCGTCCCGATGTCCGACCGCATGCTGGGCAACGGCCTCCAGTTCTACGCCGACCACTGCGGCGAGTTCACCGAGCTGTACAACCAGGAATGCGGCGTCGAGTCGCCGGTCAAGACGCCGAACGAGGGGACCGAGCTCGTCGGCACGGATCCGTTCTGGCTGGAGACCAGGCTGCGGTGTGGCACGGTCGGCCGGACCGCCGAGGAGATCAGGGCCGCGGCGCAGGGCCGTCTGACGGCTGCCGAGCAGCGCCGTGTCGAGGATGTCCTGTGGAACGGCATTGCCGCTCAGCCGGACGTCCTGAACCTCGTGAACAACGTCGGCACCACGGTCGTCACCCCGCTTGCTCCTGGCGCTGGCGCCGCGATCTCCGCACTGGAGAACGCGTTCTACCAGATGACCGGGTACGTCGGCACAATCCACGTCAACACGCAGGCGGAAGGTGCCCTGGAGTACGCAGGGTTCCTCAACCCTGAGGCTGGCGTCCTGCGCACGCGCATGGGCTCTGCGGTCTCGCTCGGCGCCGGATACGGCATCAACGGACCCGAGGACGCGGCTCCGGCGGCCGGGTTCGTGTGGGCGTTCATGACGGCGTACACGACCGTGTGGCGGTCGACCGATGCCCAGCTCCCTCAGCCCGACCCGCAGCGCGTCATGGACCGCACCCTCAACCAGTGGGACGTGGTCTCCGAGCGGGTGTATGCCGCAGCGTGGGCGTGCCCCGAGGTGTTCGCCGTCCAGGTCCCGATCGCGGCGCCCGCAACGGCTGCTACTCCGGCGGTGCCGTGATGGGCGGAGTGAAGGACTGGACGGTCGTCGTGCCGCCTGCAGCTGAGGTGAAGGCCACGGCGCAGGCGCTGCTGGCGCTGGCGGACAGCCCGGCAGACGTCCGCACGGACGGGACCGGCAACGAGTTCCTGGTGCCGCCGTACCTGGCGGATCGCTACAACGAAAGCCTGCGCCCCAAGCCGAGGCGCCGCGCGAAGAAGGATGAGGAGGACGAGTAATGGCTGTTGAGTGCGCCTCGATGTCGCGCGGCAAGATGCTGCGCATCACCAAGCTGAACGAGTGTGGGTCGGTGGTGGAGGGGGCCGGATCGTCGCTGGTGGCGTCCGCCTTCGTGTCCGGAACGTTCACGCCGAACTACCAGGATCCGCAGGAGATCTCCGTTCCCGACGCGAACGGTGACATCTGCATCGAGGACCGGTCTCCGGTCGCGCTGCGCTGGGTCGACATGAGCCTGGTCATCTGCACCCTCGACCCGACGATGATCAACCTCATCACCGGGGATCCGCTCGTCCTCGACGACGCGGTAGCACCGAACACGGTGGGCTTCCGCCTGGACGCCGACCTGACTGGCTCCGCGAACTTCGCCATCGAGTTCTGGTCTGGGATCGTCGGCCAGGCGTGCGATCCGTCGGGAAACACCAAGTACGGCTACTGGCTGTTCCCGTGGGTGAAGGATGCCCAGTGGGGCGAGTGGGTGATCCAGAACGATGCCCTCACGATCACCTTCACGGCGCGTGCCGTGTATGGCGGTGACTGGGGCGTCGGTCCTTACGACATCCGTCGGGACGCGGTCACCCCCGCCACCCTCGAACCGCTGCTCACGCCGATCGGGGCGACGCAGCCCATGCACTACGAGGTCAGCTCGGCGCCGCTTCCGACGCCGGCGTGTGGCGCGGTCACGCTGCCCGCTCCGTAACCGGGCCGGGGTCCTGGCCGACGGCTCCCGGCCAGGACCCCACCACACCCCTGAGGGACACCCATGGCTGTACCTGTACCGGGCCCGTGCGAGTGGCCCATCGATACCACCTGCTGCCCGGACTGGGACACATACGACCCGGCAGTCCAGCAGCGCGCTACGACGCTGGCCACCTCGATCCTCGACGCGCTCACCGGCAGACAGTTCTCTCAGTGCCCGGTGAACTACCGGCCATGCGGCCCGAAGTGCCAAGGCGGCGGCGGGTACGTGACGTGGCCCGTCGGAACACCCGGCGTCTCCGGGGCAGGCGGCCCGTGGATGATCCCGTACATCGATGCCGGGGTGTGGCGGAACTGTGGCTGCACGGGAGGCTGCTCCTGCGCGGCACGCTGCGAGGTCCCGTTCCCGACGTCGGTCGCTTCGGTCGCTTCGGTCACTGTCGACGGCCTGGAGCTGAACCCGGACGCGTACCGGCTGGACTCGTGGCGGGGCCGGCCGATGCTCGTCCGCGTCGATGGCGAGTGCTGGCCGACCTGCCAGGACATGAACGTCGGCCCCGATGAGGAGGGCTCGTTCGTCATCACCTACCAGCCAGGCCGGGCCCTTCCTGTCGCGGGACAGATCGCTGCGGGTGAGTACGCGTGCGAGATCGCGAAGGCCTGCGTGGGTGCTGACTGTGCGCTGCCGCAGCAGATGGCGAACCTGTCCCGCAACGGTGTCGACATCCAGCTCGTCGACCCTGTGGAAACGGCGGAGAACGGGCTGACGGGCCTCACGAACGTCGACCTGTGGATTCGGTCGGTGAACCCGGCGCGGCGTGCTCAGCGGTCGCGTGTGGCGTCGGTGGACACGTACCGGGGGCGGTTCTCGTGACGCAGGCGATGGACTTGGCTCAGATCCTCCTCGGCTGCCTGGAGACGCAGTTGCAGGCGCCCCACCCGTGGCCGGTGCCGGAAGACAGGGTGATGCTGCGGGCGGGCGAGCAGGTCATCCCGCTGGCATCGACATCAACGGACGAGTGCTGCACCGGGCTCGGCTACGTCCGGATCGCCGGCATCCAGGGAGTTCGGGACGTCACCGACCGCATGGCCGCGTCCGGCTGCTTCATGGCGGAGCGGCTCCTGACGATCGAGCTGGGCGTGTACCGGTGCATCCCCACGCCGGACGCCAACGAGATCGTGACTGCCGAGCAGTGGAGCGAGGCGGCTCTCAAGTTGGATGCCGACTGGCAGGCGATGGAGGCCGCGATCTGCTGCGCCTTCGGCGACCCTGAGCAGCTGCGCATCGGGCCGGTTGCGGTCGGCTTGTACGAACCGATCGGCCCCGACGCGAACTGCATCGGCGGCCGGACCACCGTGAACATCGTGATGGAGGCGTGCTGCTGATGGCGACACGGAAGAAGTCCGCAGGCAAGGCGACGTTGCGGGTACGTACGTCATTCGACGGCTTCCGCCAGGGCGACGAGATCGAGGCCACCCTCGACGGTCCGGTCGCGGCGTGGGTTGAGTTGGGGCTGATGGAGGTGATCGCGGGTGGCGAGAGTCAGGCTGGACCGAGCAGCGCTGAACCGGACGTTCAGGGCGACGAGCCGCAGTGAGGGCGAGATCGCTGCCCGGCAAGTCGTGGCGCGGGCGAAGGTCCTGGCGCCGGTTGACACGGGCCGTCTCCGAGCGTCGATCCGGGTTGAGCGCAGGTCGACGTTCGGTCTGAGGCAACGCTGGACAGTCGGCTCGGACGTCGAGTACGCCCCGATGGTGAACGACGGCACCCGGCCACACATCATCCGGCCACGGCGCGCGAAGGCTCTTAAGTTCAAGGTGGGCGGCCGCACGGTGTACGCCAAGGTGGTGCACCACCCTGGGACTCGTGCACGGCCGTTCCTCGACAGGGCCCTTGCCGATGTCGCGCGGTCACGCGGTTACAGCATCACCCAGCGATAGGCTTGCGCTATGGACGACGACAAGACGATCGAGGCGCCCACTTACAAGGTCACCATCGCGGGGGCCGAGTACAACTTCGACCAGCCAGATCCGCAGCTGATCGAGCGAATGATCATGATCAGCCACATGAACGCGGACACCTTCGTCACCCTGGAGGCGTGCACGAAGTGGTTCTCCGTCGCGGCCGGCCCCGAGACGTGGGCAACGATCATGCGCCGGTTCCTCGATGGCGAGATCAACGCCCAGGACCTCATCACCGCGATCAAGGACCTGACCGACGCCATGAAGCTCGCCAAGGAGCTCGCCGCTGATGCGTAGCGCGTCTCCTCTGTCGCGAGGGCCGGTGCCGGTGGAGATCGGCGGCCGGACCCTCATGCTCGCGTGGCGTCCCGCAGCCGAGTGGACCACCGTGCAGACAGAGATGGACGTGCTCCGCTTCCTTACCGACGACGACCGCTCCCTTGTGAGCCGCATGGTTCTCGACGGCACCGTACGTTCTGACAACGTTGTCTCCAGCGTGCATAGGGTGCTGGAGGCGGTCACCGGGCGCCGCTGGTGGGAGGGCCAAAGCCTCCTGGCCATGTCCGTCCAGCCCGAGGCGCTGGGGCATCTGACGCTGGCAGGCGTGGATCCGTGGCAGCGGTCGGCCTACGAGTGGTGCGCCGCCACGTATGCCCTGTACACGCGCCATGCGGACGAGAAGGGACGCCTCAGGTTCGACTTCCAGCTGTCGATCCCGCCGCGGGGCTACGAAGACGAGTGGGATGCCGACGGCGGCGACGATTCGGCAGCTGTCGAGAAGGCTCTGGCCGGATGGATGGGAGGGTGACAGGTGGCTGCGAACCAAGCCGAGGTTGACCTCGTTGTCAGTGCTGCCGGTGCTCTGCCGGACCTGGAGCGGCAGCTCTCTCAGATCGTCCGGCAGGCGGAGAACGGCGCCCCTGAGGTCGACGTACAGGCGTCTCTGGCGGTCCAGAACTCCATCGCCGTCATGTCCACGCAGCTCGACCAGGTACTGCGGGGCGTTGACGCGAGCGATCCCAGCGTCGATGTGGAGGCTGCGCTTGACGCCCAGACGTCCCTTCGGAACCTGCGCAATGACCTCGACGAGCTGACTCGCGCGGCTGCGCGCGGGACGACGGACATCGTCGAGCTGGAGGCGGTTCTCGACTTCCCGCGGTCGTTGGCCGAGGTGACAGAGGCGGTGAACGACCTCGTCGCCGACGTCCAGCGTGTCGCCCCAGAGATCGAAGTCGAAGTCGACGTCGACGAGGACGCCGAACGAGAGATCACCAAGACCGAGCGGGCACTGAAGTTCCTCGGCCGCACGTCGATCGTCACCGGCAAGGGCCTGCTCGGCGTGGGCAAGGGCATCTCCCAGCTCAGCCTCGCCGCATCAGGCGGAGCCAACGCTGTGGCCGCCCTTGTGGCAGCCCTCCAGGAGGTTGGCCCCGCTGCGGCTGTCGCCACCCAGGCGATCCTCGCGCAGAAGCTGGCGGCCGGCACCCTCAAGCTCGCCATGGTTGGGGTCCAGGAAGCGATCGAGGACGCGTTCGACCCTGAGATCAGCCCCGATGAGTTCCACAAGTCGCTGAAGAAGCTGGCACCCGAAGCCGCGCTGTTCGTGGACGAGATCCACACCATGCGCCGGGAACTGAAAGCTCTTCAGCAGGGGATCCAGAACCGCGTGTTCCAGGACTTCGACGAGGTCCTTCGTGGGCTGGGTCAGCAACTACTGCCGGACGTCCGCCGAGCCCTGAACCAGACGGCGAACACTCTGAACCGGATGGGCAAGGAGACGGCTATCGCCGCCTTCCAGCTGTCCAAGTCCGGTGCCCTGGGGACCGCACTCGACGGCGCTACCCAGGGTCTGTCCAACCTGGAGCAGGTACCCGGTCGGCTCCTGACCTCCTTCACGCTGCTGTCGGCCGGCGCCGCTCCGGCGTTCGACCGGATCACCAAGGCTGTCGATGGGGTCACCCAGTCCCTCGTCGAAAAGCTCCAGCGATCGTTCGAGTCGGGAGATCTGGAGCGGGCGATCAACGGTGCGATCGACACGCTGGTTCAGCTCGGCAGCGTGGTGAGCAACTTCGGCGCCGGTATCCGGAACATCTTCGCCGGCCTCACCTCGGACGGGGGAGGCCTGTTCGACGTCCTGGAGGACATCTCCGAGGCGTTCGAGAAACTGACCGCATCGAAGGAATTCCAGGTCATCCTGAACGAGCTGTCCCTCACCGCCGGGACGATCGTCTCCACGGTTTTGCCGCTCCTCCAGGAGGCGTTCGTCCAGCTCTCCCCAGTCATTGCGGAGCTGGCGCCGGTAGTCCGCGAGTTCATTACGGCCATCGGCCCCGAGCTGATCCCGATCATTCAGGAGCTCGGCCCGATCCTGGTCGACATCGCTCTCATCCTGCGCGAGCAGCTGCCCCTTGCGATCGACCTCACCAAGGCAGCTCTTGGCGCCGTGACCATCGCTCTGCAGGTCGTAGCAGTTGCCGTGGATCTGGCGCGCAAGGGATCGGAGAAGTTCGCCGAGTTCTACCGGAGCGATTTCGTCGAGTCGTTCCGGCTGGCGTCGAATGCTGCGCTGATCAACCGGGACACGATCACCGACGCGATCCTCCGATGGACCGCCAGCGGCATCGCGTCCGTCCGCAACTTCCAGAACACGCTGAACGACTTCAGCAGCAACCTGCGCGGCCGATTCGTGGACGCCGTGATCGAGTCGGTGGGCAGCGCGGCCCGTGCGTTTCAGAGCCTGGGAGCCGAGATCATCAGCGTTATCGGCACCCTCCCCGACCGGCTCTTCGATATCGGTTTGCAGATCGTCAACGGCCTGACCGGCGGTCTCCGGGCCGGAATCGGCAGCGTCATCTCGGCCGCGCACGACATCGCGAGCGCGGTGCCGAACTCGGTCAAGGAGCTCCTCGACATCCGATCGCCCTCACGCGTCATGTTCGGTCTCGGCGAGGACACAACCGACGGTTTCCTCCTTGGCATCAAGAGCGGGTTTTCCGAGGTCAGCACCCTCATGTCCGGCCTGGCCGACATGACTACGTTGGATGGGTCGTTCTCGACCCGGGCCGGCCTGCAGACGGTTCCGCTGCCCGGCCTTCAGGCGGCGCCTGCGGTGACGAACGTGTACGTCGGCAATGAGTTCCTGGCCCGCTACGTCGACGGCCGGGTCCAGGCCATCGACACCCGTAACCGCCGCGTCCTGTCCCAGGGAAGGCGCTTCTGATGGCCTGCGAACCACTGTTCCTTACGGCCGACTTCACGGCCGCGCCCGGCACCCAGACGACAGCCGTCCTGGACCGAGGCCCCACCAATGAGGGTCCCTGGACGTTCGTCCGGGAGATCAACCTCCTCGGCCAGATCGGCGCCACCTACGACACCACCCCGCCCGACGGGGTGGCAGTCTGGTACCGATGGACGGCCAGCCCAGGCGACGCGGAGATCATCCAGGGCCCGTTCGTCCCGGCCGAGTCGGACCTGGTCTGCCTCCGGGACCCCATCCGCCCGTGGGCGAACCTCAACTTCGGATTCTGCGACTCTGCCGAAGCGCTCCTCACGCAGGCCTGCGCGCCCGGCGGGATCGAGTACGTCTGGGCTGGCTGGGGTGAGAAGGTTCGCCGAGCCGACGCCGGCTTGTTCGACCGGTTCGACTCCGAGACTCCGGCCGATGTGTATGGCCGGCGCAAGCGGCTCGACTCCTCGATTCGGTTCCTGACCAAGACCGACGCCGCGCGCGTCGCCGTGAACGACCTGTTCACGTGGGGCGGCCCCATTCAGATCACTGCGCCGCTGGTCTACGGCTGGGAGCCGTTTACGGTCCAGCCCGGTGACCTGGTGGAGAGCTACCTCACTGACCGGATCGACCAGCGGTTCCCCCACCGGCTGTGGTCAGCTCCGGTCACCGTGGTGGACGAGCCGTCCGGCCCCATCCAGGGGACTGCCTGCGCCAACTGGTGCGCAGCCGCCGAGGCGTTCCCGACCTTCGCAGACATGACGGCCGCCGGAGGAACCTGGCTGGACGTGCTGTCCGGGGAAACGGTGTGCCCCTGATGTGGCCTACGACGCTCACCTACCAGGCAGCCATCCGGGGCCCCCACCGCCGCTCCGTCAAGGTCGACGTCTACGACATCGACGGCAACCCACGCGCGCTAGGGCTCCGGCCTACGTCCGGGTTCGTGGAGGCCAACCTGACCAACCGGGTCACTCGGAACGCCCAGTTCACGCTGACCCGCCCGTTCTACCCGCTGACCGCCGATGATCCGCTGTCGCCGGAGCACGCTGTCGTACAGATCTCGGCGGGCATCCGCTACGGCACGTACCAGGAAGAGCTGTTCCCTCTCTTCCGGGGCCGCATCTGGGACGCCACGCTCCAGGACAACGGACAGGTCCGGTTCGACTGCGAGGACCTTGCCGCCGACGTAGTCGGCTACCGGTTCGAGCAGCCGCGCACCACGTCGGCCGGCACGACGCTGAACGAGATCAGGAACCTGATCCTCGAAGCGCTGCCGCAGGCTGTGTTCGGCACGGACACGGTGACTGACGCGGCCACTCCGCAGTCCCTCACCTGGGACGAGGACCGGGGGCAGGCGCTCGATGACCTGGCCTCGTCTCTCGGCGGCCGCTGGTTCGCCAACGGCGCGGGAGAGTTCACGGTCCGCCCGTTCGACTACCAGCTTGGCGCGGTGGCCCAGGAGTTTCGGGACGGCCCGGGTGGGCTGCTTACGGGCGCGACCGTCCTGCGCTCGCGTGCAGGCGTGTCGAACTCGATCGTGGTCGTCTCGGAGCGTACTGACGGGTCCCCTCCCATCCGTGTGCCCGCGCGTGACTCCACGACCGGGAGCCCGACCCGGTTCGGGGGCCTGTTCGGGCGTGTGTCGACCATCATCAACGTCCAGACCCCTATCAGCTTCACGGCCGCCCAGACACTCGCACAGACCCAGCTGCAGTCGTCGATCGCGCTCGGCCGTCAGTGGACGGCCAACGTGGTCCCGGACCTCGCGATCGAGCCGGGCGACACGGTCGACGTGGAGTACATGGACGTCCGGGACCGGCAGATCATCGACAGCATCCGCTATCCCCTGGAGACCGACACACCCATGCAGATCGCTACCCGCGCAGGCTCGACGACGGGAGTCAGTTGATGGACACCACGCCCCTGGGATTCCCGTACCCGGAGTGCGACCCCCCGCGGGTCAAGGACATCTCTGACATTGGGCAGCTGAAGGACCTGGCCGAGGCGATCGACGGGGCTGTCCAGACGATCGCCGACGACCTGAACGACCAGCTCGTCATCCCGCTGGGCGCTCGCATGCGCCAGGCCGCGCCTGTGGCCTCCCTGGGTAACGTGGTGGATCCGTTCCTGGACCAGACTGTCTTCGCGTCCCCCGGTATGGCCGACCTAGTCTCGGGGGGAATTCGGATCACGCAACGCGGCTGGTACCTGGTGGGCACGTACAGCCTGGTGGCCATCGCTGCCGGTACGGAGATCAACTCCAACACAGCGATCCTCCGCAACGGGTCGCTCCTGACGCACTTCGGCATCGCCTCCCGTCTCGTGACAGCGGCGTCCCAGGACCCGTACGTGTCGACGGTCGCTCAGCTCGAAGTTGGGGACCTTCTGCGTCCTCGCATTCGCCACAGCGGCCCCGGAGCCACGGCGTACACGACCACGGCCCACATGTGGGCCCACCTGATCCTGGGGAACTGATGACGACACCCCTCTACCACTCCACGAACGCCGAGGAACTGTCCGCCGAGGACGGCCCGTTCGCCCGGTTCCGGGTCGGCACGCTGGTCTCCTTCGCGACTAACCAGGCGGTCGTGTCCCTGGGCGGGTCGACGTTCCCCGCCGCCTACATCCGGGGCACCAACTTGCTCGCCGGCGATCTGGTGTACGTCTCGAACCAGTCCGGGTCCTGGGTCATCCACGGCGCGCTCGCCGGCGTCGGAACCAACCTTCTGGCGAACTTCAACCCCTCCTTCGAGGACTCGGCGCCGGGCACAGAGCCGGTGCTCTGGTTCCTCGCCAACACCGCCGGAACGTCAACGGCGGCTGTCGTCCAGACTGGCGACGCTCCGGACGGATCCCAGGTGGCGTCGGTCGGCACGGCAGGCGGCGGCGCCACGGCGTACCTGTACTCCTCACCGATCGCTGTCAGTACGGGCGACATGTTCACTGTGTCGGCGTTCGCCGGAGGCGAGTACCAGCCGTCTGACACGGCCACGGCCGACGTGGCCCTGGTCGGGCTCTGGTTCGCCAACGCGACGAACCTGTACCCGACCACGTCGTCGGCGGACACGGTCATCGTGTCGGTCAACGACATCGTCCAGAAGCCCCCGTACACGACGCTGTCCGGCTCAGTCACGGCGCCAGTGAACGGGTTCATGCGCCTGGCTCTGCGCACCGCCACAGTGGGCACCCAGCAGGTCTACTGGGACCAGGTCATCGTCAGGAGGACCCTGTAATGCCCGCGAACACCCCCCGGGGATACACGTACCCGCTGTATGGCGACACCCAGAACTTCCCCGCGCAGATCCAGGACCTGGCCACGGACATCGACACCGATGTGGACGGCCTGTACGACGCACGTGCGGCCGCGCTGTACGCGCCGACCGGGGTTGCCTCGTTCACCGGGGCACTGGCGCTTGCGTCCGGCGTCACGACCACGGTCACGTTCGACACCGAGCTCTACGACAACGCCAACATGGTCGACATCGCCGGCGCCCCTACGGACATCTCGATCCCGTCAGTGGGCAACTACCTCATCTCGGCGTCGGTGCGGTATTCGACTGGAGCCGCGGGCAGTTGCGCGCTGCTGGTCATCTCCCCGGGCGGGTTCGTCAACGACGTCGTGTCGGTGACCAAGCTGACGAACACCGCGTTCCCGACGTCGATCTCTGCCGTGGCTTTGACCCGGTGCACGTCCACGGTAGAGAACATCCGTGTGCAGGTCCGCCAGCTCACCGGCGGTGCGATGACCGTAACGAGCGTCCGCCTTCAGGTCACCAAGGTGGCCCCGTGACCGACTGGAGGCTCTGATGCCTGCGTTCACCCCGAACCGGAACTACCCGTACTCGATCCCGGCCGACCCGGCCAACGTGCCCGAGGCGATCCAGGCCCTGGCGGAGGCGGTCGACGCCGATCTGCAGACACTCCAGTCCCTGGTGGGGCCACGCCCCATGGCCCGCGCCCGCGGCATTACCCCGGTCGTCGCGTCGGGCTCGGTGACCACCTTCAACACGATGCCGATGGAGGTCCTCGACTTCAACGTCGGGGGCGCCGTGTCCCTGCCCGGCGACGGGACCGTACAGATCCTGTCGGAGGGATCGTGGCTGGGCATCGCCTCGATGTCGTTCCCGCCCTCCAGCGGCACTCTCTCCGGCATCCGAATGACGATCATCGACGGATCGAACACCGAGTACGCAGACACGTCGACGAACAACTTCCCGGTTGTCCCGGAGACACAGCGCACGATGGGCGCGTCCGGCATGGCGTTCTTCATCCCCGGGGTGTTCGACCGCACGCTCTTGCGCGCCGAAGTGAACCGGACGGCCGGCGGCGCCGCCTTCACACTCAGGGACCACACCCTGACGCTCATCCGCATGACTGACGGCCCTTAGGAGGCTCACGTGAAGAAGTACCTGTTCGACCTGGCGTACCTGGTGATCGGCACGTTCCTGGCAACGCTCGCAGGCATGGCGTCCGCCGACGGGGTGTTCAATGTGCTGACCTTCGACTGGGGAACGGCGCTCGCCACATCGGGGTCGACCGCTCTCCTGGTTCTACTGCATGGTCTGGCCGCCCGGTTCCAGGGTGACCCGAGCCGGGCCCGGTTCACTGCTCCGAAGCAGTAACGAAGGATCCCATGCCGGGCGTGGTGACGAGGAGCCCGTCATCACGCAGGGCGGCGATCGCTTTGCGGACGGTGCCGCGGGCGACTCCGAACTCGGCCTCGAGCTGGACCTCAGACACGAGCGCGCGGGCTGGCAGCGTGCCGTCGGCGATGCGCTCGCGCAGCACGTTGGCGATCTGCTCCCACTTCGGGCGGGTGGGGTCGAAGTCCATCATTCGAGTGAGGGTAGGTAGCAGGACACACCCTGACATAGAGGCTCATACCCATAGCTAGGCATGGCTACGGGTGTACAGGTGTGTACAGGCTGGGTACGGTGGCCCACACAGACAGAACCCCCGCGACCGTGCTACCGGTCCGGGGGTGCGGACGACACCCCTGGGAGGTCTCGTCATGGCCCAAGCTACCCCGCCGCCCCCAGCCCGTACAGGCACCCGCATCTCTGGCGCATGCCAGCTCGACTACGGGCACCGCTTCTGCTCACCCGGGCCGGTCATGGTCCGCGATGTCCAGGTGCTGCCGCAGTCCTGCTTCTGCTCCTGCCACAAGGAGGGAGACCAGTGAAGCGCTGCGCCTACTGCGACCGCCCCATCCTGGGGGACTCCATCAAGATTGCCCCGGAGTCATCAAGCGGCGCCCGCCCCACGGCCTACTGGCACAAGAGGTCGGTGGACTGCGTCGTTGCCGATGAGAACGCAACCGGTGTCTCGTCTCCCCTGCGCCGCCTCCTGAATCTTCTCTAAGTTCCTGCTCGTCCGTGCTCATGGCGGATCACGGACGAGCAGGCCTTGGACTCCCGGCCGGCTAGCTTCCGGCCGGGAGTCCTCCCACGAGTTCTGCGAGGGGTACGTTCAGTCCGTGGGCGATGAGGACGAGGTCGGAGAAGCTGGGGTCGCGCTCTCCGCGCTCGTACCGCTGGACGCTGCGTCGTTCCTTTCCGATGCGGTCGGCTAGCTGGTCTTGCGATAAGCCCGCTCCTCGACGGAGTCGGATGATGTTCTCCCCCAGGGCCCTGCGCTGGTCGATGACCCAGCTGGGTAGTGGGGTTCTTCGTGTCGGCACGAGCACAACGGTTGAGCCGGGTGATCATGCCAGTCAGTACCCAAGTGGTCGCATTGCGATTCGCTTGCCGAGACCTCCCACGTGAAGCGTTCCGCTGAGAAGTCGTGGGCGGATGTTCCAGCTGGTCAGGGCCCGGATGCCGTTCCGGAATCCTTCCGGTAGAGAGCTGGATTCCGGAGATCTTCCGTACGTTCACGACGACTCCAGAAAGCCCATGAAAGGTATGGAAAGTAGTTCCGTCGCAGGTCAGACCCCCCGCAGGGACCTGACCTGCTCAGGCTCGGCAAGCCTGGAACATCCTTTCTGGATGCCTTGGATCAGCCGCTGACCTGCGGCAGAGCCTTGATCACCCCCCTGGATTCCGGAATCCTTCCGCCCAGCTCGGCAGATTCCTGCTTCGGCACTCCCCACGCCTTGTCCAGCACGTCGCGCGTCCGCTCCTCCGCCTCAGCGAAAAGATGGGCGTAGGTACGCAGCGTGGTGGCTACGTCCTTGTGGCCGAGACGCTTCTGCACCACCTTCGGGTTCTCCCCGCCACCGATGAGCACTGAGGCGTAGTGGTGCCGCAGTTCGTGCCAGTGCCGCGGCTGCACTTGCGCTTTCCGGCAGGTGCTCTTGAACGCCCAGTCGAGACTCGACTCACTGATCGGCTGGCGGTCCGCGGTGACAAAGATGAGGCCGGCGTACTCGCCATTGACCTGCGGGGGGTACTGGGCAATGTAGGCCGCGAGCAGGTCGATGGCGCGCTGCGTAACAGGCAGGAGGCGCTTGCCGGCACCGGTCTTGAGGTTGTCGAGGAAGTGACCCTTCCTGGGCTCGTACACCATCTGGAGGTCGACATGGATCATCCTGCGGAGGAAGTCAACTCTGTCGACGGTGAGTCCGCGGATCTCGCCGGACCGCAGGCCGGTGAGAGCGGTGAACTCGATCATCGCCTCCCATACCGGCTTGTACGCGGCTGCAATGAGCTGCTTGACCTGAGCAATGTCCGGCGGCTGCACATCCGACTCAACGAGAGTGGGCGCCTTGATCCCGGCGAATGGACTGACGGGGATGACCCGATCGATGACGGCCAGCTTGAAGATGGAACGCACGTAGCGGGCGACACGGTTCGGGTAGGACTTCTTCAGCTTGTACTTGGTGCTCAGCAGCTGCTGCCACGCGCCGGCCTCGGACGGCTTGATGGATCGCATCTCCCTGCTGCCCCATTCGGGGAAGAGGTAGCGCTCCAGGATGCCCAGGTAGTTGTCGTGGGACCGGTCGATGAGGTTCTGGGCGGGTAGCCACGTCTCAAGTGCGAACGTACGAACTGTGACTTGGCCGGCCCTGGGGTCGAGCCAGGAGCCGGTCTGCTTTGCGGCTTCCTGCTTGACGATCTCGGCTTCGGCTTCGGTCTTCGTCCGGTGGAGCGAGGTGACCTCAACACCGTTGGGGTCGTCATACCGGGCTTGCCACCGTTTCCCCTTGCCGTGCGCCTTGGACGCTACGAGCCCTTTGTGCTCGCCGCATTCCGGGTCGTCGGGCTTGGGTCGGGTCTTGTGCCAGCGGTCAGCGACGTATCCCATGTAGTGCCCCCAGGATGAGTCCGGCGTCGAGGCCGGCTCCTGCGAGCGCGTACGCGGCCTGCGTGCGGAGCTCGGGGCGGTGGGCGGCCTCGGTGTTGATGACGGCAACAGGTCGGCCGTCGATTCTGGTGGTGAAGGCGGCGACCTTGGCGCCGAGATTACCGGTAAGGACGGTGCTGGACTCGGGCATGGCACACCCCCGCGCTAGGCAACCCGGAGTGATGAACTCCGGGTGTCAGGAGCATATGACGCGTGACCACTTAGTCGCTATCCGTATGCGATAAACGTTGAAAGTTGTATGCCAAACGTCTTTAGATCAGCCCGTGTTGCCGCAAAACGTCCAAGGCGGCCTTCGTAGCTGCCTCGATCTCGGCGCCTGACGCGCCGCGGAGGGCTCGTACGTTCGCATAGGTGATGTCGGCTTCGAGTCGCGCCTGGTCGACCTGCTTCTGCACGGACACGTCGGTCCACCCGCCTGGCGGGGCGCCTCCCTCAAGAACGCTGTCGACGGCCCCGTCGGGCCAGCCGAGCGCTTTGGCGATGGCGGGGATGGTGTACGGCATGCGGGCTTTGGGAACGGTGCCGGCCTCAGCGTTCTTCACGCTACCTAGCCCGACGTCAGCCTGGTCTGCCAGTTCTTCCTGGGTTAGGCCGAGGGCTCGTCGTGCGCTGGCGAGTGCCTGGCCGAGCCGTGCCCACGCGTGGGGGTCGCGGTTCATGGCCGCCTCTCATTCTATCACTCCGTTGCGTCCTGCCCGACGCATGCAGGCACCGATAGGCACCGATAGGCAACAGAGTAGACGGTGATCAACGACCGTGCGAGATCGGATCCCGCCCCTTAACCCTGCCTTGACTTAAGTCTCAAGCAAGCGGTTGCCGTTGACCATCCTCATCTTTCGATGGCTTTCCAGTTGTTTCGTTGACTGTCGTCGGCTACTGTCGTCCATGTGCAGCCCGATGGACCCGAAATCCGACGGCAGCGCGAAGAACGCGGCTACGGCCTGCGCGGATTCGCCAAAGCCGCCCACATCAACCCTGGTTACCTCTCCCGCATCGAGAGAAACCTCCGAAGCCCTCAGCCGGAGGTCATGGCCAGGATCGCCAGATTGCTTGGATGCCGGATCGCCGACATCCAACGACAGCGAACGGAGACCAACGATGAGCGAGAAGATTGCTGACTCGCCCTTCCTCAGCACCAAGGATCTCGCCGAGCTCCTCCAGACCACGGCGAACGCGGTGCACATCCTGCGTCACCGCGGTCAGGGTCCGCAGGGCTTCCGGCGTGGCCGAAACGTGCTCTACCGGCGTGAGGCGGTGGACGCGTGGCTCCGAGCGCAGGAGGCCGGCGACCGTCTCGGCCAGCGCGCCGCGGCCTGACCCCTCAACCGAAGCGGGGCCGCCGCAGACCCAGCACGGTCCGCGCGACCCCTCGGCATCCACCTACCACTAGAAGGAGTGGACACCTTGAGCATCACTGTACCGACGAACATCCCCTCAGGTGACCGGCGTACGGTCCTCGTCGCTCTTCCGTCCGTCCCCGTGGCGCTGGTCCTTCAGGACGCGCAGGGCGACGTGTGGCGGCAGGTCGGCGTGACGGACGAGGGTGAGCCGCGCATGGTGTGCGACGTGCCGCAGGACCCGTCGGAGATCGGTCCGGGCGCTTCGAACCCGTGGACGCCGGACGCGATCCGGGCGTGGTTCTCCCCGGTGCGCACGCTGGGCGGTGCCGCATGAGCGCCCGCGAGGAGCTGTTCCGGCTGGCTGGGTCCATCACCTCCGGGGACCGCGCGAACAAGCTGATCGACGGCGTCATCGCCGAGGCGCTGGCCGAGTTTCAGGCGGAGCGGCACTCGACGAACGAGGCCCTCGACGACGCGGTCCGTGAGCTGCGGGTGCAGCGGGACCGGATCGCCGAGCTGGAGGCCGCCGCCAGGAAGGCGGACGTCGACTTCTTCCAGCCGGGTCAGACGTACACGGACGTCGAGCACCCCCAGTACGACTGGCGGTTCCGCTGCGACACGGTGACGACTCACCCCGAGGACGGCGAGCGTACGGCCCTGGGATGGCGGTACTTCAAGGGCGTCTGGGAGCCGTACGCCTACGGCGAGGACGACTGGGACGTGCAGCAGTTCATGGGCAAGACGGCCGTAAGCAATGCCGCCTCGGCCCGCCAGCTGGGGGACCCGCACACGAGTCCGCTGCACCACGACTACGCCGTGCCCCGCGACCTGCCGACCATCCC